CTACAGCTAAATACTTTACTAAGGCAAAAGATCTAGCAGCTACTTCAGGTGGTGCTAGTGGTGATATAATATATACATGCCCAAATAACCATGTGTCACTTATCACTTTCTTACATGTATCAAATGGTTCTACTAATAATAAAAAGTATAGCCTTCAATGGTACGAAGCAGCTACAACTACATATCACTTTCTTGTAGATGAACACAGCCTAACAGCCAACAGCCTAGAAGAAGTTGTACAGGGCGGTGGTTACTTAGCCCTAGCTGCAGGTGATAAGATTGTAGGGTTTGAAGATAGTAGCTCTGACTTTCACATAGTTATGTCTGGTGCTGAGTATTACCAACCGACATAACGGGGTTGCAATATTATCTGTAGTATGTTATAACTATATGTGTAAAACTACTCCTGCCTAATAAAGGTAACATAAAGGAGTAGAAATATGTTTAAAGAATATTGTAACCGTGTACTAAAAGCTGTTCAACTAGCACAACAAAGACGAGCAGATTATCAACTATTAACTAACTTGTCTGACCGTGAACTAAGTGACTTAGGAATTGGCAGGTCTGAAATAAAAGAACGGATATATGGCGAAAAACCTTACTGAAAAACAACAGGCATTTATAGATGCACTGTTTAATGAAGCCGAAGGAAACCCTGTCATGGCATTAAAGATGGCAGGGTATGCCGAAGGTACATCTACAACTGCGGTTATGGAACCTCTTAAAGCAGAGATTGCTGAACGTACTCGTGACTTTATAGCAACTCGTGGACCTCAAGCTGTTTGGTCTATGATGCAGATTATGAGATCCCCTACTGATTTGGGTAATAAAGAAAAGATGGCAGCAGCTAAAGATTTTCTTGATCGAGCTGGTTTTGTTAAAACAGAAAAGGTCGAAGTAACATCGGAGAGTCCTTTGTTTATTCTACCTCCTAAAGCAGATGAAAACTAAAACTTGGAAATTACCTAAGCCTGAAAAACTAGATGGTGAGTGGAAGTGGGAATCAATAGTTAGGGTCGGAAGATTTATACCATTTGGGTATAGACAAGACACTAATGATTGTGATATACTACAACCAATCCCAGAAGAGCTAGAGCTTTTTGAACAGGCTAAAAATCATCTAAAGCAGTATAGTTATAGAGAAGTAGCTGCTTGGTTAAGTGAAACTTCTGGTAGATACCTTTCACATGTAGGTTTATATAAGAGGGTTAAACTTGAACACAAGCGTAAGAAAGAAGCTTCAGTCCAACGTTTCTATGCCGAAAGGTACAAAGAGGCAGCAGAAAAGGCGGAAAAGCTTGAAGGTCAAAGACTCGGTGCAAGAAGCAGAGTTGAATCCAGTCACTCCGAAGTACACACCTAGTGTTGAGGAACAGGTACAAAGAGAGATAATCTTTGAACCAAACCCTGGACCACAAACAGATTTCCTAGCTTCAACAGAACAAGAAGTTTTGTATGGAGGATCTGCAGGTGGTGGTAAATCATACGCAATGATTGCTGACCCTGTAAGATACTTAAACAATCCAAATGCTCGTATGCTTCTAGTACGTAGAAGTACTGAAGAGCTGAGAGAACTTATCTCTGTATCTAAACAACTATACCCTAAAGCAATTCCTGGTATAAAGTTTATGGAAAGAGATAAGACTTGGGTAGCCCCTAGTGGAGCCACACTTTGGATGTCGTACCTTGACCGTGACGATGACGTTATGAGATACCAAGGACAGGCATTTAACTGGATTGGTTTTGACGAATTAACGCAATGGCCTACACCCTATCCTTGGAATTATATGAGGTCACGTCTTCGTACAACCAGAGCTAGTGGGCTACCTTTATACATGAGAGCAACCAGTAACCCTGGAGGTCCAGGCCACCAGTGGGTAAAGAAAACATTTATAGATCCTAGTACACCTAATGAAGATTTTTGGGCAACAGATACAGACAGTGGTGAAGTTATCTCTTGGCCGAAAGGACATTCAAGAGAAGGTGAGCCATTATTTAAACGTAGGTTTATACCTGCTACCCTATTCGATAATCCTTATTTAGCTGAAGATGGAATGTATGAGGCAAACTTGCTCTCACTTCCAGAACATCAACGTAGGCAGTTATTAGAAGGTGATTGGGATATTAATGAGGGGGCTGCTTTCCCTGAGTTTAACCGTAATATACATGTCGTAGAACCTTATGACATACCTAAAAGTTGGGTTAAGTTTAGAGCTTGCGACTATGGTTATGGTTCTCATACTGGTGTCGTATGGTTTACTATTACTCCAGCAGAGCAACTGGTTGTATATAGAGAATTATATGTTTCAAAAGTTACAGCTACAGATTTAGCTGATATGATTCTTGAAATAGAAGGTGAAGAGAAGATACGCTATGGGGTTTTGGACTCTAGTCTTTGGCACAATCGTGGTGATACTGGTCCTTCATTGGCCGAACAAATGATCATGAAGGGTTGTAGGTGGAGACCCTCTGATAGATCTAAAGGTTCTCGTGTATCAGGTAAAAACGAATTACATAGAAGATTACAGGTAGATGAATTTACAGAAGAGCCTAGATTAGTATTTTTTAACAACTGTGTTAATACTATTTCACAACTACCTGCCATACCCCTAGATAAAAATAATCCAGAAGATGTGGATACAAAATCAGAAGACCACTTGTATGATGCACTACGATATGGTATAATGACTAGACCACGTAGTAGTATATTTGATTTTGATGCCAGTACTCAAAAATCTGGTTTTCAAGTAAGTGATAATACTTTTGGATATTAAATGATAGTAACTTGCCCAAAGTGTTCCATAATTTATAATACAGATAAGTTTGATAGTTGCCCTAGATGTCAAGAACAATACGATTTTGATAATGGACCTTGGAAAAAATGATACTGTTTCAGTGAGGATAACAGATAATGGAAGAAGATAAAATCCTAGAGAACGAAATGATTATGGATGATGAAACATCTTCATCTATTGAGGATGTAGAAGAGGATTTATATCATGATCCAAAAGCTGGTGAAATTGTTCAGTTTGTTAGGGATAAGTATAGTAAGGCTAAGACAGCTAGGCAACTGGATGAAGAACGTTGGGTTCAAGCTTACCGTAATTATCGTGGTATGTATGGACCAGATGTACAGTTTACTTCAACAGAAAGATCTCAAATTTTTGTTAAAGTTACTAAGACGAAAGTCTTAGCAGCTTACGGTCAAATAGCTGATGTGTTGTTTGGTGGTAATAAATTTCCAATTACTATTGATCCTACTAAACTTCCTGAAGGTATTGAAGAAGTAGTAAACTTTGAAACTAATCCAGATATTCGTAAGGCAATATCAGAAGAACCAAACGTAATGGAAGAGCTGCTTCCAGGAGAAACTCTTCCTGAGTTTCAAGAACGTCTTGGCGCTATGAAAGAAAAACTAGCTCCTGTTATGGATGATGTAAAGTCTGGAACTAATGGTAGTCCAACTTCTGTACAAATCTATCCTGCAGAGATAGCTGCTAAGAAAATGGAAAAAAAGATCCATGATCAACTAGAAGAATCTCACGCAAAGAAACACCTTCGTGCAGCAGCTTTCGAATCTGCTTTATTTGGCACAGGTATTATGAAAGGTCCCTTTGCAGTAGATAAAGAATATCCTAACTGGAATGAAGAGGGTGAATACTCACCAGTATTTAAAACAATACCGCAAACATCCTCTGTATCTATCTGGAACTTTTATCCAGACTCAGATGCATCTACTATGGAAGAAGCAGAGTATGTAGTAGAGCGCCATAAGATGTCACGCTCTCAACTACGTAGTTTAAAAAATCGTCCTTACTTTCGTGAGAATGCGATTAATAATGCACTATCTCTTGGTGAAAGCTATACTAAAGAGTGGTGGGAACATGTTATGGAAGACAACACCGAACAGGATCAAGCAGATCGTTTTGAGGTTTTAGAGTTCTGGGGTTTTGTTGATATGGAGATCATAGAAAAACAAGGTGTAGAAATACCAGAAGAGTTAAAAGACTCTGAACAAGTTAGTGTAAATGTGTGGGTTTGTAATTCGCAAGTATTGCGTCTTGTAATGAATCCGTTTACTCCAGCTTATATACCGTATTTTGCTGCACCTTATGAGATGAATCCTTACAGTATTTTTGGTGTTGGTATCGCAGAAAATATGGATGATACTCAAACACTTATGAATGGTTTTATGCGTATGGCAGTTGATAACGCTGCCCTATCTGGTAACTTGCTAATTGAGATAGACGAGACTAATCTCGTCCCAGGGCAAGACCTCTCCGTGTATCCAGGCAAAGTGTTTAGGAGACAGGGAGGGGCGCCTGGTCAGGCAATCTTCGGAACTAAGTTTCCTAATGTATCTAACGAGAACATGCAGATGTTCGACAAAGCAAGGGTATTATCAGATGAATCAACTGGATTTCCATCTTTCGCACATGGTCAGACAGGCGTACAAGGCGTGGGGCGTACTGCTTCTGGCATTAGTATGCTCATGTCTGCTGCCAACGGCTCTATCCGTAATGTAGTTAAAAACATTGATGACTACTTATTAGCACCACTAGGTAAAGCATTCTTTAACTTTAATATGCAGTTTAATTATGATAAAGAAGCTAAAGGTGATTTAGAGGTTAAAGCTCGTGGTACAGAAAGCTTGATGGCTAATGAAGTTCGTAGCCAACGCTTGATGCAGTTTATGCAGGTTGTATCTAATCCAGCGCTTGCACCATTTGCTAGAATGGATTATATTGTTCGTGAGATTGCTAAGTCTATGGATCTTGATCCAGATAAAGTTGGTAACAATATGTCAGAAGCAGCTATACAAGCTGAAATACTAAAACAATTTAGAGAAGCAAACCCACCCGAACCACAACCAGGCGCACCTACTCCACCTCAAGGAGGTGCTCAGGGCGCTCCAGCTGGCGCACAAGTACAGGATACTAGTGGAGCAGGGGGAGGCACTATAGGAACAGGAACAGCACCTCAGCCAGGAGAACAGGGCTTCTCAGGCAATACTGGTGGTGAACCTACGGTACAATGAAACTAGTCGTGAATAATACATTAAAACCTTTTGTAAACAGTCCAGAGTTTTATACTCCTTATATAGAAGAGATAGCTGAACGGATTGCATTTACTCATGTTACTCTAGAACAGTCTAGAGAACTAGATGAAATATATAGACTGCAAGGTGAAATACGTGCATTGCGCAGTCTTTTAAAATTGCGAGATAAGATAAATGGAGCAGAGTCTTAGACCTAAGTCAAGACCTAAATCTAAAACAAAAAGGCTTACTGTAAGAGGTAGGCCTGTTTGGATAGATCATGATGGTAGTATTACGGACGAAAAAAATAGTGCGTATTCCGAAGTTACAACTACCGTACCTTGGGGTACTGGTTGGGCTACATTACCTACGGTAGATGGTCAAGGTGATATACTGTCTGATGAAGAAGTATTTAAAAGGGTAGTAGAAGTTAAAAATAAACTTAGTAAATCTGGTCCCGTAGATTTTATTACTGGTGAAGAACTCCCTGTGTTTGATGATAGAGAAGAAGCAGTTAAGTATGCTATATGGCGATCTAAAACAATGTTTAATGAGGATGCTAACTCAAAAGGTTATCAGTCAGAGCAACAAGAAATGGAGCCAGAAGAAGAAGAGGGCAACAGTTTTCTTTATGACATGGGCAGTATTACAAAAGGTATTGCAAAAGGTTTATTAGGTATTGGTCTAAATAAGATTGGCGTAGACTACTATCCAACACAAGATGGTTTTAATAAAGGCGGAACAGTAGATAAGCAAATGAAAAAATTATTTGCAGGGAGTAAGTAAATGCAGGACAATACGATGCCACCAAAGGGTGGTCTTAAAACAGATGGGCAAAAAGTAGACCCTGTTTCAGGTAACTCAGTTCCTGTAGGATCTAATGCAAATGAAGTACGTGACGACATTCCAGCGCAGTTGTCTGATGGTGAATACGTTGTTCCTTCTGATATTGTTCGTTACTATGGTGTAAAGTTTTTTGAAGATTTAAGAAATCAAGGTAAAGGTGGTTTAAATCAAATGGCTGCTAATGGTCGTATTGGTGGGGAACCTATACCTGCAGGTGGACCACAAGCATCTGAACTTTCAAATAATGAAATGCAGGAAATGCAAAACATGGTTGGAGCAGCTATGGGTGGTATGATGACTCAACAAATGCCACAACAGCAACAGCAAATTAATCCAGATCCTTACTCCCAACAATCCAGCATGTATAAACAACCTCAAGGTTATGATAACGGTGGTGACACATATTATCCAGGTGGTAGTCCAACCGAACAAGCTGCTACAACTCCTACAAGATATACAGGAGAATTTAGTTGGGAAACTAAAGAACCTGAAAAAGAACCTGATGATCCTGAATCAACTGCAGTAACTTTATATTGTCCTGATGGTTCTATTAATACTTTACAATTACCTGCAGATCAAGACAGATATGATACTCTTGTTGCAACTGGTTGTGGATTAGATCAAAGTATTGTTCGTCCTAAAGATGACAACGATGATCCTGGATCAAACTTGCCAGAAATTACTGATGAACAACGTAATGCTTGGATGAAAGATTATGGGTATAAAGGTGACGGTACAGAAACTTTTGAGGATATTATCAAAGGATCTCAAGGTGCAATGGATGGAGGTAATAAAAACTTCATTGAAAAATTGTTGTCAGGTGGTGTTTTTGGTAAATTACAAGCAGGAACTGTGGCAGCTCAAGTAGCTGGTAATATTATTATACTAAGTGAAAATCTTGGAGATGAAAAATCAAATCCTAATTATGATGAACAAAAAGCTCTTTTAGACAGTTTAAAAGCACAACGTTCAAAATATGTTAAAGAAAATGGATTAAGTCTTTTAGAAGGTACAGGTGTTATCAATGGTGATCAATTTAGTAAACAAGTTAACTCTACTCAAATTGATTGGGCATTAAGTTATAAAGCCGTTGATGTAGATGGAAATTCAATTTGGAAAGATAGAGAAGATTTTTATAAACACTTAGAAGGAGTATCTTCTGATCCAGATAGAGGTATTATTGCAACATATGATCCAACTAGTGGTGCTGTTAAGTATACATATGATCCAGATAAATATAACCTTGGTGAAATAAAACCGCCCATAAGACCAGGGTCTGGTAGTGATGATGGCGGTCCTGGAGGTGGTGATACTGGTAGTGATCCTGGTAGTGATCCTGGTAGTGATACTCAAATTACTCCAGTAGGAGATAAAGAGGACGCTGATAATTTAGATGACTTAATAACAGCTCCGCCTGGAGAACAGGTAACAATTATACCACCAAATAATGAAGATTTTATTAATGCTGTTATAGCTAATCCAGACGATTTTTTACCTCCAATAGTATCATCTGAAGGTGATGCGGATAACTTAGAAAACTTAGATACAACTCCAATTTCAATTACTCCAGTGGGTGATGAAGATGATGCTGATAATCTAGAAGATTTAATTACAACTCCACCTAGCGGTGGTCAAGATAATAACCCTAATATGCCTGATCCAAATGATCCACCTTACACACCACCTGTTTATACACCACCAGAAGCTGACGATGATGATGAACCAGAATTAGAAGTTTATGTGCCGCCAGCTGAAGAAGATGATCCTGGACCTGCTATTACTTATACACCACCAGATACAGGCGGATATGATGAGGCTCCGATTACTTATACACCACCAAGCAGTAGTAGTAGCAGTAGTAACGATGATGATCCAAACTCTATCTTTAATCCAAGCTCTCCTATAAATACGGCAGGTAAACCTAGCTACACTAATCCCGCAAAAGATCCTTATGCAGAACCAGGAAGACCTACAAGCAGTTCTTCTTCTAGTAATCAAACTAGTTCTTCTACAGCATCTGCAAATCAAGCGGCAGCTTCAACTGCATCATCAGGCGGATGTTGTTTTATAATGCTAGAAGCTAGGTATGGTGATGGTACTATGGATGAAGTAGTTCGTAGATACCGTAACGAGCATATGAATGATCGTAATAGACGTGGGTATTATAAAGTAGCAGAAGTGTTTGTACCTTTAATGCGTAAATCAAAAATATTTAAATGGATTGTTACAAAAACTTTTGCAGATCCCCTTGTATCTTATGGTAAATATTACTATGGACAAAATAAACATGGTGTGATATACTCTCCCTTAAAGAACTTTTGGATGAAAGTTTTTTACATAGTAGGTGGTAACACGGAGTTTATAAGAGAAAATGGAGAAGTTGTATAAAGAACCATACGACAATCCTAACCTAGTAAAGATATACGAAGAAAGATATATACATCAACCTGATCAAGCTGAAGATGTTAGCTTTGAAATAAAAGTTACAGAAAAAGTAGTAGATCATTATAAGTATAAATCTTGGTGTGATGTTGCTTGTGGTACTGGTTATCACTTACGCAAAACTTCTGGTAACTTAAAAAGGTTAGGTGTTGATAAATCTAAATTAATGATAGATCAACATAAAAAAGATACAGAGTATGATATAGAGTATTCTGTTGCAAACATACTAAGTTGGAGAACTAAAAAGAAATTTGACTTAGTAACAAATTTTTGGTTTGGTTATTCTCATCAACCATCTCTTGAAAAAGTAATTAATTTTTTTGAAAAGATGATTGACCTTACTGCAAGACATGGTACAATAGTTTTGTCAGTACATAACCACTGGAAATTATTTAATGAAAAACCTAGGTTAAGTATGGACGTAGAAAGTCAATTTACTTTTGATGCTATACATTGGTCATATACAGAACCTAGCACTAATGATAAGTATAGGTGTATATCCCCACATAAAGATTTAATTTTAGATACTTTTGTGCCGTACTTTAAAGAATATAATATATCAGAATATCCCAGAGTTTCTGCAAAAGAATTATTTGTTTTTAGGAATAGGAATGCAACTAGACGAATATAAAAATACTATAGCTAAACGTCATGACAATCTTTCAGAAGAAGAAAAAGAAACTGTAAGACGTATGATAGGTACACCAGTAGGAAATGTCCTAGCAAAACTTGTTGGGCAAGAACTAGGTAAAGCAATTACGGTAGGGCAACCTACAAAAATTAATCCTAAGCGTGGTGGTTTAGGATCAAGATAGGCAATAAGGCTACCCAGCGATAAGCTGGCCCCAACATAAGGAGAAATAAATGCCTGAATTACAAGAAGTAGAAACCCCAAAAAATGCTGGTTTTGTACAGCGTGGAAGTAACTACGCAGTTAAACAAGAACGAATTAGAAAAGAAGAAGAAGAAATTGCTAAACTAGAGGCACAGGCTCGTGGAGAAGAGGTCGAAAAAAATGAACCCGATGGCGAAGGATCTGAGACAACCGAAGTACAAGCCGCAGGTGATACCGAACAAAAAGAAACCGAACTTAAAGAAGAAACACAAGAAGATGATTCTAACTTAAGTCGTGAAGAAAAGTCTTTTAAGAAACGCTACGGTGATCTTAGACGACACATGAGTGAAAAAGAAAACGAATGGAAAGAAAGACTTTCTGCGTTAGAAAAACGTATGGAAGGTGAAAACATTCGTCCACCAAAGTCTAGTGAAGATATAGAACAGTGGGCTAGTAAGTATCCTGATGTAGCTGGTATCGTGGAAACGATTGCTGCAAAGAAAGCACAAGAAATGTTTTCTAAAGCTGAAGGTAAACTACAAGAATTAAATGAAGCGCATGAAGAAGCTTCTCGTGTAAAAGC